CCCTAACCAGTTGACCGAGTCGAGGTCGTCATCGACGAACGGCTCAGCGGGCGGCGGCAGCTTCGACATATCCACGCCGCGACGCTTGCGCGGCTTGGAGTCGACGACCTTGGCGCCGAACGTCGCGCGCAGCGCCTCGACGACGGGCTCGGTCACGGTGCCCGCGCTTGACGCCGCGAGCTCCTTGCTCAAGTAGCCGCTCGGGCCGTTGACGAAGTTCTTGCCCGTCTGCTTGTGCTGGTACTCAATGTGGTTCTCGCCGCCATCAATGGGCGTCGCGAACGGAACCAGCGCCGGGATAAACAAATGGCTCTCGCACGCCGCGCGTTGCTCGCCTTTGTTAAGTACCGCACTGTGAAGTTCGCACGCCCATGCTCCACTCTCACCAGGTGACGCATGACAACAAGTTCTACAGCTGACCTCGGCGACCTTCTGCTCGTGGCACAACGAGAAGAACGGGCACATCTTGCACTCGTAGTACGCGGGGTCCTCGGAGAGCTTTACGGGCGGCTCCTTGGCGTCGATGATGCGCCGAGCGCGCTCGGTCATCCCCTTGAACGCGTCCTCGTCGAAGTGCACCCACTCGGTGTAGATCTCGTCGTTGTCTTTGTTGACGGCAAAGTACAACGCGCGATCGATGCCAAGCAGGCCCATGTAGCTCTGCATCTGCGCGTAGTGCTGCGGCTTGGCCTCGGCGACGCCGAGCTTCTTCAGCTCGGTGAAGCTCTTGGCGCTGTGCGTCTTGACCTCGAGGATCGCCCAGCTTTTAGGCGCCTCGGGGAAGCCTCGACCGATGCCATCGACGCTGCCACCGAAGTGACCGCTACCGTCGCGGCACTCGATCTGCTTGCCGTTCTCGTCGGTGTGCAGCTCGACGCCAATGGCGCGCAGCTCCTCGGCGACGACGGCCTCCTCGCGCTTTCCGCGATCGAACAGGCGCAGCATCCGGCCACCCCAGCTCGGCGTCGTCGCCCAGCGGAAGGTGTACCAGATGTGCCTGTCGCAGGCGTGCCCGATGAGGGACGCGCCCAAGTGCTCACGGTGTGGTTCCTGCGGCCGAGCAGCCCGCCATTGCAGAATGGCGGCCCCCGTTGTGTGCTGACTCGCAGGGACCTGCGCCACTTACTTGCGCTCCCAGGGCCGCGCGGCCGGCTTAGAGGCTGGGGGGGCGGATGCAACAGGTCGCGCGCCCTGGGAGGCAAGGGGTTTGGCAGGGCCGACCGACTTGTAGCCGAGCACGCGGTTGCGGCTCGGGTCCTTCTTGTCGAAGTCGACCTGGGCAAGGACCGGGATGTCGTGCAGCTGCTCGGTCTCGGTGAGCGCTGTCACGCCCGCGGCCAGGCACAGCTCCTGCAGCTGGCGCTTGGCGATGTCTTCCGCGGTCTTGTTCGGGTTCGAGACGTTGAGACGGTCCCACAAGCGCCGACCGCTGAAGTCGCCGTCGATCACCTGCAGCGTGAGCTCGATGAACTCGCCGGTGCCGGCCTGCGTCGGCTTGATGTCGGAGGCCATCACGATGACCTGGTACATGCCCGGCGGTAGCGGCTCGCGGCTAGGGGCCGGCGGGGCGACGTGGCTCTGGGCGTCGAATTGGAATGAAGGCATGGTTTTGCTGCTCCTGCGTTTTACTTAGAGATTGCGGACTCGAAAGCCTCCCAGGAGAGCGGGATGCTCTCAGGCAGGCTGTATCGATTTTTTGCCATGTACGCCGGGCGCTCGGACGTGAAGAGCAGGCGCTCGCCTGTCGAGATGCCGCGGCTGACAGTCTTGTTGAATCCAACATCGTCTTTCTTGATTAGTGTTTTGTAGTTTGCGAACAGCACCGCGTCGCACCACTCACGAATGAGCGCGTTCGAGCGGTCCTGGAGTTTCGGTTGGTAACGGTCGAACGGCTCCGTCTCTGGCGAGTCGAAGCGCTTAATCGTGCAGTGCGCGATGAGAATTACCGACATTCCCTTCTCGTTCCGCAGGGCGTTGAGCCCCTCTAATACTTCTCGCCACTTTTCTGCGGCGATGACGGCTCCCTTTCCGTAGGCCAAGTCCTTCGCGTCGTGCTTAGACTCAACCTCTTTCCAAATCATCGTCTCGAGCCAGTCGAGACTGTCCAGGCACACGGTCTGAAAGTCGTGCTGCTCAGAGTAGAGAGTGCCAATCGCCGACAACACGTCGCCGACCGAAGTCGCGAGGGGGAAGTGATCGACGGCGAGGCTCCCAAGGCCGTCTTCGGTCAGAATGAAAATTGGATTCGGGGCGCCAGCAGCGAACGTGCTTTTGCCGATTCCCTCGACGCCGTAAACCATCACGCGGGGGGCGGCGATGGCGTCGTTCTTTCTAATTGAGCTTATGTCAAATGCCATGCGCTGGCTCCTCAATGACGATGTAGGTCTTGGCGGGTTTGACGGTGATCGCCTGCGCGATCTGCCGCCAAAGATCAGGGCGGTCGGTACGGATTGCCTTTAGCAGCGACTCGTCGGCCTCGACTTTTGTTTTTATTGGCTTATCAGGCCAGCCCGCCGTGAGCGTCAGTAAGCGGTCAATGTCCGCTTTGTACGTCAATTTGCCGGTTGTTTTTACGCGCACTCCGTTGGTAAGCACCGTCGTGGCGCTACCTTCCTCGCGCGGCGGGCAGAGCTTGAGGATGTCGTTCTCGATCTGTACGCGACGGTTGGTGGCTTCAAGCTCTGCGCGCTTGGCAGACAGCCATTCCGCCGCTAGTTCTTCTGCGGTCATTTTTTAGGTGCCTCGTGGTGGGGGCGGGTGGAACTTAACACGACAATGCGAATATCTCAACACATGCGGCAAAGGCCCGGATTAGACCGGGCGAATCCATAGCACCGGGGCCGCGGCCTTAGCGACGATGCCCTCAGCGGTGGGGGCGCCCGTGAACGGGACCAGGTTAAAGCGATCGGAGTCATAGCCGCGCTTGATGGTCCCGACGGCGTGCCCATCGCCCTTGAGCTCAACGACGCACAGCCGGTCGATCATCGCCTCAACGCGCGAGTCGAACGCGCCCGCGAACAGCACCCAGCCGTCGGTCGCGAGCTCGGGCGCGCGTACCTGGACGGCGAGCCCGCCGCCTGGCACGTCGCGGGGGGCCGAGACGCGGCGCGGGTTTTTAGCCGTAATCGGGTGCAGCGTGCCGCGGGCGTCGCAGTACGCCTTGACCTGGATCTGCCGGGCGTCCTCCTCGATCGGGATGCCCGCCTGGGCGAGTACCTCGGTGACGGGGATCGTCAGCAGGCCGCTGATACGATTGGCCTCGTCTGCGGTCATGGCGCGCTTGCCGCGCAGCATCAGGCTCACCGCGCTCGGGTCGAGCTCGAGCAGCTTGGCGAGCCGGCGCATCGACATGTCGCGCTCGAACAGGCGCTCTTTGAACCATTTGGTGTTGACTTTACGAACAGCCATTTGTTGTGCCCTCTTACCGGCGTGTTGACAATTCCGCATCATTGAAGCACCTTCGGCCGCGTCTTGCAACTCCACCCCGAGAACAACAATGTCTGAGCAACTCTCTCCTGCGCGCGAAGTCGTCGCCAAACTTGGCGGCGTGCGCGCTACCGCACGCATTTTGCAACTTAATCCGTCGGCCGTGTCGCGATGGATGATGTCTGCTAAAAAGCGCGGCACGGGCGGCCATGTGCCGCAGCGGCATTGGCCGGCCATCCTTGAGCACGCTAAAAAGGAACGCATCAAGCTCGCACTGCGCGACCTCGTCAATCTGTAATTGCGCGCGGGGGCGGGCATGGTTTCTAACTCGGAATTTCTCGAGACGCTGTACGGTCAGCTAGGCGAGGGCGCGCACGGGTGGATGGCGTCCTTTCGCGGCGACCCGAACGCAGTCACGCCCGACGCCTGGGCGGGCCAGCCCTGGCTCGGCACATCCAACCAGCGATCGCTGATCGATAAGCGCTCGGACGACAACAATTACTACTCTGTTGCAAGACTCGCGCTCGGTGAGGGCAAGCCGCGCCGCAGCAAGCAGAACTTTCTCGAGCTCGCGGCGCTGGTTGCGGATGACGCAGACCCGAACGAGCTGAACGGCAACCCGACGTTTGTCGTCGAGACATCGCCGGGCAACTTCCAGATCGGGGTGCTGCTTGATCGCGAGGACGAAAACGTCCGCGACGCATCGCTCATCGACGCCGTGATGACGGCGATGGCCGACGCCGAGCTGATCAGCGCCGACGCCTCGGGTAATAACGCGGTGCGTTATGCCCGCCTGCCGGTGGGCGTGAACGGCAAGGGCGGGCGCGAGGCGAGGGTGGAGCTGCGCACCTGGAACCCTAACGTGCGCTACAGCCTCGAGGACGCACTCGCGCTCTTCGGCATTGATTTAGACGCCGTGCGCAGCCGAGTGCAGCGTGTAACGCAGCGCGTTAAAGACGCGCCAGGCGACGCCGAGCACGCCGAGCTCGTGCGAGCGATCGTGACCGGCGAGTCGTATCACGACCCGTTGATGAAGCTCTCGGCAAAGCTCGTGGCGTCGGGCGCCTCCGGTGGCGCCGTTGTGAATCACCTGCGCGGCTTGATGGACGCCGCGCGTCCAGGCTCACCAGGTGAGCTCGAGCGCTGGCAGTCGCGCTACAA